ACGAGCGCCTCGGCGATCTCGTCGTCGGTGAGGTCGCTCGTGTCGGCGAGCAGTGCGAGCAGTTGGCGGATGCGCTCCATTTCGGCCCTCCCAGGGCTATGCGTCTCATGCCTGGGAGTGGGCCTCGGGCGACCGGCCATGCCGGTAAGGGCCGAGGAGCGGTCCCTGTAGGGCTGGAGTGTAGGCTCGCGATCCCGCGCTGGTGGCGGACCCTGCAACTATCTCCAACTATTTCCTCTAGAGCTCTAGACAAAGACGTGGAGATGGGCTAATGTCTGGTTGTCGAAGCGCCGAGGGGCACCGGAGCGCGAAGACCGCAGGAAGAACTGCGAACAACTACTGGCAGTCAGCGACGCGAGTCAAGGCTGGGCCTCGGCGGAAAACCGAGGGCAGGGACGCCTGGAGGGAGCGAGGAAGCGCTGTAGCGCCCGAGGGCCAACCCGAGCGGACCTCGCTCCAGCCAGCCAGAGATAGACGATTCGGCGAAGACTCCTAGGCTACGCGCAAACTGGGGCCAACGCAGTCCTGCCGACCCTTCCCTCTGGCTGGCCGCATGCGGGCCGAAGGCCAAGACGGCAGCGGTAGGCCCGCTCTCTCGCCCGAGGAGGAGCCGACTGATGGGAACCGAGTGGTTCCAGAGCCAGCCGCAGGACGCCGAGTGCCTCTCTAAAATCGCTGTCATGGATGCCGATTTGCAGGCCGAGGTTGACCTCGCGGTCGCCGAATGGAAGCGCTCCCACCCGAACCTCGTCGTAACCGCCGAAGGCAGGGCGGCGCTGCTCATGCCTGGCCGCTGCGGCGAGTGCCTCGCGCCCGTCCGGCTGTCGTTCAGCCCGATGCGCTGGCTGAACGCCGACGGCTCCCGCCACGCCTGCGTGACCGCGCTGCGCGCGTGACCAGAACGTAAAGCCTGGACAAACGCGCGGGAGATCGCGCTGTCCGCGGGTAAAGTGCCGGTTGAACGCTCGGAGGCGTTCTAGCAAGTAACGCGACCAGAGCGGCTCGGCCTCCAGGCGCTCCCAGCGAGTCCCCCTCCTGCGACGCCAAGGCTGGGCCGCTCCGTCCGTCTCCCCCGGGCTAGCTGCTGCCCTCGGCGTCCTCCTCGTCGTCCGGGTTGTCACCCTTCGCTCCCGCTGCCTGGTCCCACGGCGCCTTCTCCCCCAGCCGCTTGTACAGCGCGTTCAGCTTGCCTTTCACGCCCGCCTTGTCCGCCGCCGGAATATCGCTTTGGTCGAGGCGGCCGGCGGCGGCGTAAATGGCCTTCGGGACGATCTGCGGGCTGCCGTTCACGATCCTCGCGAACGGGAACTTGAAATCGCCGCGCTTCGACGGGTTGTCGGCATGCCACAAGAAGCAGCGGGCCGCTTTGCCCCAGTCGTCCTTCGCCCACGCCCAGATCGACGCCTCCGCCGCGCCCCCGTCCCACGCGGTGCCTTTGTCGGCGAGCGGCGCCGAGGTGTCCCCCGACGCTGCGAACGCGACCTCGGCAGTGGAGGCGTCGATCTTCGCGAGCGAACTCGCGACCTTCGCGGCTCGAGCCGGGTCACGGATCGACGCGGCGAGCCCTGCCTGCATAGCAAGCATCTGCGCGGTTATCTGCTCGACGCGTTCCTCGAGCGCCGCGATGCGCGCCTCAGTGCCGCAGTCCTCGCACGGCTCTTGCCCGTTGCCAGTGTTTGATGTTTGAAACTGCGTGCCGGTCATGTTTGCTCCTTCGTTCGGAGTATCGCGCGCCGGTGCGACGAACGATAACGCGCCGAGCGGCATCGTTTCGCCGACACGCGCGCCGCTCGCGACACGGACCTCGGGCCGCGCGATCGGGAAACCCGGCGTCGGCACGCAAAGGATCGCGACGAGTTCGTCCTTCAAGCGGCGTCGTCCGTCGTGGCATTCCCGCCAGTCGCCCGACATCGGCGTCGAGAGCAGCAACCACAGATCGTCCTCCGACAGGAAAGGGCGGAGCGCGCCGGCAACCCACGGGCCATAGCGCCCGTCAATGACACGCACCTTCGCCACAATCGAATCGGAATCGTCGTAGTGTCGGATCGTCTCAGCTGGCGTGGCCCACTGATCATCGTGATGGCCGCCACGCAATGTCAGCACACCGCAAGGAACACGTTCGCCCTCGGCGGTTTCGGCCTCGCGGATATGAAAGAAGCGGTACCCGGACTTCGACTTCGGGGCCGTCCAGCAGCCCCCATAGCCGATATGACACTGGCCGTAGGGCGCAAGGTGGCCGGATATCCGTCCACCCTCCACCTTGAGCGGCTGCACGTCGTTCGGTTCGGGCGTATAGAACCAGGCTTTGGGCGGCTTCGCGGGCGCGGCGCTCGCGAGAAGCACCCCCGGCGGCAGCGTCGGCAACGCGTCCGGGAGCTCGACCACGTCAGGGGGTCCCGCCTCGTCGGGCATGTTCGCGGCGACGCAGGACGGCTCATTCTCGTCGTCGAACCAGAGACAGCAGTCCTGGAACGCCGGGTGCGGCACGACCGTCGCGCCCATGATCCGCGTATTCGCGAATCGGGTGAGAATCCCGACGGTGTTGCCATGCTGATCGACGATGGACGGCTCGCGTGACGGCGGAAGGAGGCCGTAGCCGTCGATGCTGACGCCGCGCATCCCGCCTCGGATGAGCGTCTCGGCTCGGTTGCCGTCCTCATTCAAGAGGAGGTTGCCGCGGCCCATGATGCGGTGCGGCGCCCGCGGATCGCGGTAGGTGCTCGTGATCGCGCCTGCGAACCATGATGGTGCGGGGTCGCCCTCACCGTGCGTCGCGGTGTCCTGCACCATGAGCGGCATCGGCTGCGAGTCGTCGCACTCGGTGGTGCCTGGCTCGAGCATCCGGCCATCACGGGATTCGACACCCTCGGGCGCGAGGAAGACGGTGAACGGCTTGCCCTGGATACCCTGCGCCGGATAGAGCGCAGCGAACGCACGGGCAGCGTCCTCGAGCCGCTCGAACTGCTCGGCGCCGACTTGCCAGCAGCCGCCATCGAGCTGCGCCATCCGCGGCGGATCGATCGGCGTAGTTTCGATGCTCGCGTCGGGCTCGTTGGCGTAGAGCGCCTGCAGCAGATTCGCCTGCAGTTCGGTGATGGGGGCCCAGCCGGGCCCGAATTCAGCCTCCCACGCCGAACGATTCGCCTCTGCCGTGGATGGCGCGAGTTGCGCCAGCCGCGGCGGATCGATCGGCGTAGTTTCGATGCTCGCGTCGGGCTCGTTGGCGTAGAGCGCCTGCAGATGCCGCGTGGCCTGCTCACGTGTCGCGTGGCAGGCGACGACCTCGCCGTTCTGCTCTTTCACGACCGCGTACGGCGCGTCGCTCGGGCAGCCGCGGCCTTCCTCGACTTTCCAGGGAGCCATATCGGCCTCCAGTGTGGCCGCGCGCTGGCGCGCGAACGGGTTTCTCACGCCGCCTCCTCGGGCGTCGCCTGATCCTCGGGTCGATCCGCCGCGAACATCGGGATATAGGAGCACAGGCAGCCCGCATGGTCGCCAGGCCGGAAGTAGTCGACGTAGGGCCAGCCCTCGTTGTTGGCGAGCTGGTCGTCGTCCCACGCAGAGAACTCGACACCTTCGAGCGCCGCGTGTGGCGGGAACTCTCGGTCTGGGTAGCCGTACACCCACTGCCACGACTGGGCGAACACCTGGAACTCTTGGCCGAGGAGGCCGAGCACGAGCGGGCCGAGCGCCACACCGCCCGGAGCTTGTGTCTGATCGGTCTGCTGCGTGCCACCGCCAGCGATAGCGAGCGCGTCGCGGATCGTGCCGATAGGCACCCGGCCCGACGCGGCCGCGACTTCGCCCTGCACGGCCAAAGGAGGCTGCCCGCCGAAGAGCTGCTCGTGCGCCAGGCTGACGAGCGCAGCAGCCAAGAACGCGGCGCCAGCGGAGATGTGCCGATCCGCCGTCGCCTGCGCATCGGCGATCTCATGGTCGGCCATACGGTCGCCGGTATGGACGCCTGCCGCGACGAGCGCGGCAGCGATCGCAGCCTTCACCTGCTTGCGATAGTTGGCCTGAAGGTCGGTGGCCTGGACGTTAATGAGCCGGTCCTCCTCGACGCCCCACGACTGTGCTCGCTCGCGGCCGACCGCAGCAGCAAGATCGTCGAGCGGCGTATCACGCAGCGTGGCCGCGAACTGGCGGTCCTTGGCCCGCATCGTCCGTTTCAGCTGCGATCCGGCCTGCTCAAGCGCCCGCTGGAGCGCCTGCTCGGCGAGCGTGTGGATACGTGCCATGAGATCGGCGTCGATCTGGGCGAGGCGAGCGCCGAGCCGGTCGACGCCCAGGCCAGCGCTCGCGGCCCGTCCCGGCCGAGCGGGTTTCGCGGGCGCTCGGCCTTTCGGCCCGGCGCTCGATGTGTTATCCGGAGCGCCACCAGAAGCTGGACGGGCATTCGTCGCCTTCGGGATGCCCACATCTTCGATGATCTTCTCGTTCTGGGCGCCCTGCTCGAGCGGCTGATTCTCTCGGTCGTTCGCCAAAACCTGCGCGGGGAGCAACTCGCCGGGCGGCGCGATCTCCTGCGCCGTGATCCGAATGTGCTGCTGCTGAATCTGGTAGAGACGCTTTTGGATCTCTTCGTCGTCGGGGGCGTCGTCCTCGCCGAGGCCGCACAGCCGGCGCAGCGCATCATCCGACGCGGCGAACTGCGAGTGGGCATACTGGACCTCTTTGAACTGGTCCGGGTGGCTGATCAGCGACGCCGGGTCATACCAGAAGCAGTAGCGGGCGTAGTCCTCGATGCCGCGGGTCTGGAGTTTCGGCCACAGATAGCCGGTTGTGAGCGCACGGGCGATGACCATGACGAGCGGTTCGATATGCGCCTTGAACGTCTGGTCGTCGATCGCGAACGCATTCCAATGGTTTGAGCCGGATAGGCCAGTGATGATTTCGGCCGGGAGGTCCATGCCGAGCGCGATCGTCTTTTCGACCTCGTCGATCTGTTTGAGGAGCTCGGTGCCGTATGCGCGGCCAATGTCGAGCAGCTCCAAGTCCTTCAGTGCTGCGCCCGGGCCCGATATTTGGATCGGGCCGACAGCCGCCGACGACGCCGGATCGGAGATCGACTGAGAGAGCGCCCGTTCGATCGCCTCGAGGACCGGGTTGTCCTGGCCCTGCTGGCTCGGATCGCCCCACGTCTGCGGGAACAGCAACTCGGACGGCACCTTGAGGATGCCGCCATGCATCCGGCTATAGGTCGCGGCGAGCAGCACCCGTTTCAAGGCGAGAAGATTGTCGCAGTCGTCGAGCAGCGCGCGCATCGGCGCGTCCGCAAGTTCGGGCCACTGGCGGTCCTTGCGCCACATGCGGATCACCACGTTGTTGGCCTTCGCGAGGATCTCGCCGCCGGTTGTCTCGCCCGGCCCATACATCTTCCAGCCCTCGGACGTCGACTTGAGTTGCGTCACCGAACGGATCTGGAACGACTCGCCCGTCGCGCTCGCTTTGCTTGTCCGGCCGTGCAGGAAGCCTTCGCCCGTCAGGCCAAGGTTCAGTCCGGCGTCGCCGGCGAGCGCGCCGAGCCCGCCGTCATAGGAGGCGTCGAGATAGGCGACCTCTTCGGCGCAGCCACGCGCGTCTGCCTCGTTCGCGCCGTCCGGGAGCTCGAACTGCGGGTCGCCGGTCAGGAGCCCATCAAGCGCGGCAGGCGGATCGGATGGACGGCCTGAGAAGCCCGGATAGAGACGCGTGCGGGCAACACAGTTTGCGACGTAGTCGTGCCCGAAATGGACGATCCCGAGCGTGTGGTAGTACGAGAACGCGTGGGTCTGCCATTCCTGCTGTAGTTTCCGTTGCCGTTCTTGCTCTTTGCGGTCGGCGAGGTCGATGACCTGCGCGGCGGCGAGAAATGCGCGCGCGTTCGGGCGTCGCCCGAACTCCGGTCCGAGGATCACGCCCTTCGGGATATGAGGGACGGGCGCGGCCATTAGAACCGGAGTGTAACTACACGCGGCAGATTCGCTGCGGTTCTAGACCAGCCAGAGCGGCGTATGGAACTCGAAATGCAGGCCGAGGAGCAGCAAGACGAACGCGACGATGGCGCGCGCGGCGGGCCATTTCTTCTCTGCGTTCCATACCCAGCCGCTCGTCGTCTGCCCTTTCGTCGCGACGCCGTACAGCTCGAATGTGAGCCAGATGGCGGCACCGACGATCATGCCCCACCCGCCGACCGTCATCGCTCGAGCAGCTCCGCGATCAGCGACACTGCGCCCGCGGCAGCCAAGAGCCGACGCGCGCGCTTCGGCATCACGAGCACCGCGGGCGCAAGCCAGACGCTCATGCAGTACGGGCAGCCGAGCAGGTAGTGCAGCATCGGTTTGCGTCGCTCGAGCGCCCAACTTTGCGCCCGCTCCCGCAGTGGTGCCGTCAGCTCGTCGGCGGTGACGAGCCGGGTGAGACGCCAAAGCGCAAGCGAGTCAGTGAGCAGTTCGTCCACAGTCCGGACACCATGTCTTGCGCCAGACGCCGTAGGCGAGACCGTCGGCGATCCCGAGCGTGTAGATGAGGTAGGCGGACGGGAGCAGGCAGCTCTCGCACCAAGCGCCCATTTCCACGGCGAGCGTCATCGCCTCCAGTCGGCGCCGACTGGAGGCGTCCGCGATCCTCCGCAGGTTCTCGGCATGCTCGGCACGCAGTTGCTCGGCGCGTTCCTGCCACTCATCCATTCATGCGGCCTCGCATGCTCGAGCCGCCCGCGCTGCCGCGCCGTGCGACAAGTCCTGGCCGAAGAGCCAGCGGGCGACGGTCATGCGCCGCTGACGTTGC